GCTGATGCTTCCCAAGATACTTTACCTGCTATTTGTTGTTCTTTTAATGCTGTGGCAGCTTTGATCTCAGTTAGCTTAGCTTCAGACTTAGCTTTCTTAGTTTCAATCACACCTTTAACCATATCACCGGCTACACCGAGTAATGGTTTAATTAATAGTTGTAACATTATTATAAGATGATGATTAAAGCGATTACGATAATGATAGCCGCGCCAATCAGTTTTGATTTGACAGACGTATCATTCCATTTGTTTACTATTGTGTCTCTTAAGTCTTGAATCATGTGATCCTCCTCTTTTTTTTATTTGAGTTCGCCCATTTTAAACGCATGTATTACTTTTTCAATCTTTTTTATTTTTTATTTTTTGCGTCAATATCTATTAAATAATAGTAGATAAATAGGCATCAAACTCTTCTCTAGTAGTTGGTTCTTGTGCACCTATACCAAAGAAACCTGTATCTTCCATTTGTTTTACTTTATCAAATAAAGAATCAGCCGATTGAAAATCAGTACTTTGCATCGGTTGATTCATAAAAGATTTTTGTTCATCTGTAAGTTCTGCTTTTTTCATAAGACCTTCAATCGGTCCTTCAAACAAACCCCTCTCTTGAATTATACTCTCCATCGGCGTCATTTTTTTAACACCAATCGCCGGCATAACCCCTTCATCAAGAGAGTCTCTTATTTTTTTCAATCTACTTTGATTAGCTATTGTACCTAACTGGTTTGAAAATTTATTATAACCTGTTACATCGTCAAGTGCCGCTATTCCTTCTGGTTCATCACTATATTGTGGATTAAACACATTAGTTAATCCTGAAAAAAGCATACCTAAAGGAGAATACTTTTTATAAGTATTAATAGCGTTACTTACATCTGATTTAAAAGATGGATGACTAAAATTATTTCTGAAAGATTCAATTAGACCCATACCTGTTGTAGGATTAAGACCTATTGCTTCATTCATGTCTGCAAGTTTATTTAACTGTTCGTTTGTAATTTTATTTTTTTTAGCTAAACTTAATAGACCTGCTCTTTCTTGATCTTGGCTATTAACCATACTTGAGATACTTGATTGAGTTGGTGAAACCTGTTTGTGTTCTGCTTGTTGTATTGCTTCTAATGCTGCTTGTTGTTGAAGTGTTTCCATTTTTTTTGCTTGAGCTCTCAAAGCTACATTGTTAATAGCTTTAGCTAAGCTTGGTGAATACTTGGTGCCTTTTTGGTTTTGGCCTCGACTCATCCCGCCGTAGCCACTACCTCCTGGTCCACCTGTTGCGGCTTCACCGCCTCCGCTACCTCCAAAACCACTTGGTCCACCGTAATCAGGCATTATTACCTCCCTCTACAACTGTTGTGTTTAATTCTTTTATACCATCTTTAGCCAAGGATACCGCAGCTCTTAACTTCTGATGTTTGTCATTTTCTTCCATTTTATCCTCTGCAAGCTCTCTATTTTGCAACATTTTGGCCTTTTCAAGGTTGTTTTGGTCTTCATCTTCCTTCTCTTTTCGTTGCTGTTCTTGAGCTTTTATCTGCACTTCATCGGCTTTTAACTGCAATAATGGGTCATTACTGATCTGATTTAAGACCTTTTTCTCCTCTTCAAGGTACTCAGCAGTGGTTTCAGCGATCAAAATAGCCTTTCTAGACTCCATTTGCTCTGTTAATTGCTGTATTTCTTGCTGCATTTGCTGCATTTGTGGATTTTGCTGCATTTGTTGTACCATTTGAGGGTTTTGAGCTCCCATTTGTTGTACTTGAGCTGTCATTTGCTGTAGTTTAGCTATTTCTTCCTTAAATTCAAGCTGAACTTGCTCTTGAGCCATTAAACTAATGTGTTCAAGTATATTTTTTTGCATTGTAGCTAATACTTGAGGGTTAGTTCTAGCAATCATAGTTCCCATAAACGATAAATGTGCTTTCATATGCGCTGTATGGTCTTGATTAGGAAATGCTTTAATTTCTTTTCCAGATAAAGCGTTCATATGCTCCACACTTGGATCCATTGGTTGTGGTTCTTGCGGTGGAGGTAATAACATATCAATATCTTTAACACCTAAAGCCTCATACATGCTTCTATACGCTGTGTATAAATTATGCATTTGTGGATTAGACATTGCCATCTGTAATTCTGTTTGTGCTAATTGTATTCTTTGTGTTTGCGAGAATATGTTTGGATCAGCAACTGGAATAATATCTACTCGTGCATCAAAGTCTGCTTGTTTAATTTGTCTTTCTCCACCTACAACATCATATGGATAGTTAGGTGGTAAGTAAGAAGCAAAGCAATCGGATAGCAACATAAATTCTTTTTTCATGGACGAATATAATCTTTTATGAATAGCACTCATAACTCGCGAGCCACGCTCCAATAATGCAACTGTCGTACCTACTGCTGCAGATTGATTACCATCACCAACTTGCATATCAGCAATAGACGCGAAACGCTGGCCTGCTTGAACAACTTGTCCCATTAGTGCAAGCAGCGTTTGCGAAGGCTCTTTGAACGGTAAGATTTTGAATGCATCGTCCAATCTTCCACCAGGTGCATCAACGTCCCGAAACTCTCCCGGCTGCAACGGTTGAGCTTCATCTCTGACTCTGATGCCTCGCATCTTGAATCCGGCTGGTAAATTAGACAAGGTTCCGGCATCGAGAAGTTGTCTCAACGCGGCTGTGGCAGTTCGTGATAAACCACCGATCATGTGAATTAGGCCGAATCCATAGAAGCCTAGTCCTGGTAAAAACTTAAAGTGTACAAAATAATCTTTTCTTTGTCGTGTTGGGTCTTGAGGATTAAAGTTTCTTCTAATAGATAAAACTTGTTGTTTACCCTCTTCAACAGTTACAATATATGGAAGTTTAATTCCTGTTGCTTCACCTGTTTGTGGGTTCATGTCTTGGAAACCATCTAAGTCAAGTTCAACATGACATTCTAGTAATGTAAATACTTCATCTTTATTTGTTGTAGATACACCTTCTAAATCATTTTTCTCTGTTTTAATTTCATCTTCTTTGTATGCAGGTGTACCTAATTCTACATCAAGATAAAAACCACCTACTTGTAATTTTCTCATTTCATTAGCAGGCATTTTAAGTACATGAATAATTGTATCAGCATCTTCTAGAGAAGTTGCACTATAGGGAACAACTAAATCTTCAGCAGGTACAAATTTAGAAACACAACGACCCATTGTTTGATCATAATAAACTTTTTTAAAAGCAGAACCAGCAAGTGGTAAATTAAATAACATCTGATCAAACTCAGGTTCATACTCTTTCATTTCGCACATCAATTGATAATTCATAAATTCTTTTACACGTTCTGCTTGATCACTTTTTAATTTGTCTGGTTTGCCAATTACACGTGTTCTAACTGGACCATCTGCAGGTAATAATTCTTTATAAGCTAATGATTGAAACTGAGTTACAGCTTCTGCTAATACTGGATGTGTTGCGCCTGATGCACCTTGGAAAGGTTCTGTTCTATCTTCATATTTAAAACCAAGTAGGTCTAAACCTTTTACGTAAGCTTGCTCCCAATCATCCCTTGATGATTTGAAGTCTTCATAGTTTTGTGTCATCTCAGAACCAATTGGATCTAAAACACCCGGCTCTAAAAACTCAGCTAAGTTTGCGTTAGGGTCGGTACCTGCACCTTGCTGCATGGACATTGCTTGCGGATCAAAATCTATCTCCATTCCACCATCTTCTGTTGGTGTCATTTCAATTGGACCTTTTTGCGCTTCTTCTGGTAATTGAATCTCTTGTGCTTGTTCCTCTGGACCAGGAAGATCTACTTTAGTTCTTATCTGATTGGGTAATGTTTTATCTATTGTTGCCATTATGCTGATTTCCTTTTAAATAATGTTTCAACTCCGCCGCCTCTGTTATAAACTACTCTTCCACCTTTTGCAAAGTCGTCTATAACATCAGGGTTAACTTGTTCTTTCCTAAATTTTTCTGCGGCTTCATCTAATTTTTTTCCTGGTGATTTTACAAGATTAGACCATGATTTTACGCCTCCTTGTAAGTCATCTATGCCACCAAAGTTTTCAATATCGCCCCATCCCTCGTGACCTTTTATATACTCATCTGCTTCAAAAGTAGGTTTTTGTGTAACTACTCCTCGTTCTCCTAGTTCATTAGTTCTAACTATATTTTCTCCTGGAGTGTATGATAATGATACTTCTTGCAGGTCATCACCACGACCATTAATGCTAATAGCACCTGTTGCTTCATCTTCATACAACCTAATTTCTCCATTAGGCAGATTTTTATCTTTTAAAACGTAAACAGCTTCTGTATCACCGCCGCTTGTAAAATCTCCATAGTCAGGTCCTCTTTTTTTTGTACCTTGAGTTTTAATTTTATTTACAAGTGAAGGAAACCATATAGGCATTCCCTCTGCAGCCATAGGTACTTTAGTTGCACCTTTTGTTAAAACCTGCTCTGCAATCTCTTTTACTCCTCTTGGTGCAAATAATGATGCGACACCTGCTCCAAGCATTTTTAAAAAGTCACGACGACTAGTTGGAAATTTTTTACCATCTTTAAATCCAATACGACCACCCTTTGCATTTAGTGATCTACCAAATGGTGAATTATATACACCTGTTCTTATTGATTCATGAAAAGCTGCTTTCACTTCTTCTAATATTTTTCTAGCTTCATCTACTTCCCCCTGTGTTGTTGCTCGTTCTGCCATTTCTACTGCACGTCCCATGTCTATTTCCGCTTGATCAACACTAGATGTAAGAACTTTTTCAAGATTCCCCGATTCCGCTAATTGATGCATTTGTCCACCTTGTAAAGGATCCATGATCTCTTTTAATTTTCTTGCTTCTGCTAAAACCTCTTCCATGTTATTTGAATTAGCGATAATATCAAAATTAACACTACTAGTATCAACTCCAAGCTGATCTAGCGCTTTTTTTACATCCATAGACTGTGATCTAGTTAGTTCTAATTTTTTTGCTAATTCTTCTGATTCTTGAGCTAACTGTTTTTGTATCTCACCAAGGCCTGTATTTTCCATAATGTCTTTTGTCATAAGCTCTTCTATTATATCGTCTGTAAAATTTTGCTTTTTTACTTCGCCATAATTCACTTCTACATCTATAATTCTTTCTATTGCTTCTTCGTCATCAATAGTTATTCTTTTTGGATCGTTTGGTGCATATCCAGCATTAACATAATCAACTATTGCTTCTTTTATTTGTTGTTCTGATCTACCTGAAGCTTTTTCTAGTTGTTGTATAAAAGGATTTTTAAACATTAATGCTGTTTCTGTTACTGGTTCAAAGGTTGGACTCCTCACAGGTTTTCCAGTTGCTTCTTCACTTAGTTCTTGTACAAGGTCTGCTATTGATTTACCTTCTACACCGGACATACCTGGGGCGTTTGCAGACGCTGGATAACCATAACCTCTTTCCTTAATAGAAAACTCATCAAGGGTCATTGTTTCATCAGCACCTTCTTCAAAATATCTTTCACGTACAGCATCATCAGTATAAGCACCAATAGCTTTTCTTTTCTGCATGTCTGTAAGTGATTCTGGGT